AGTTAATAATTTAAACTCTTATATAGAACAAAAGGAAAGAAATAGGGAAGAATCAAAAAATGGCGATGTTTAGTACAGAAGCTAAGGGAGCATTTATCCCAGGCTTAACTAAAAGTTCAAAGACTCCACCATCTCTTGGTGGTTTTGTTGATCCTTCACAACAACAGGACGAAGTTTTAAAGCGTTTGTATTATGGTTCATCCGCCAGTAAAACTGGTGATATTGCTATGGAACAGGCTGCTGTCAAAGCTTCTGGCTTAAAACAACCACCTATGAGAGATGCCTCTGTAAATGTTTCTCCAAGTAAATCTTTTTCTGAGGTAAAAGCTGAAAAAGCTTCTGCTGCACCTAAAGCACCTGCAACAACTCCTGGAGGACTACCTCCATCTGTAGTTACGGGCGGTGGCGGTGCTACACAACCAGCTACACCTGGATTTGAAAGCCCAGAAGGCTTCTCACAATATAGCTTTAACGTTGATATGGGCTCTGATCTTGGTATGGGCTCTTTTAATGGTCCTATTAATATTCCAGGTATATCATACAATGCTGATACTAAACAATGGTTTAATGGTTATAGTGGAAAAACCTTTGATGTTGATGGTACTGAAATTGAAGTAGAAGGAGAAGTGCCTTTCGATCCTAATCAAGAAGTTGCAGTTGCACAGGAAGAAGGTTCTGATATTAAACCTCTTGATGGTTTTATAACCACTCCAAGTACTACAGACAATTCCCCTTCACCACAAAATGTTAGCTTACATCCTATGCAGGTACAAGGAATGGCAACAATGCTTGGTGATCCTATTATGCAAAAACTGGTAGCTAATATGTCAGTTTCTGACTTTATGCAAATGGTTCAGGGCGGGTTTCAACAAAAACAATAAAAAGGCTTGACATTAATTCATATTTGTGTACACCTGATACATATACAACCCCTAGGGCTACCCATAACACACCTATACTAAATATAGGCCCCCAAGGAGAAAAAGATTTTGGATAAAGAAGATGGAAGCGAAGGCTTCTTAGAAACTAAAGGCGTTGTTCGTAGAGCAGAGCAAGAATTAGAAGAAGCAATTAAAGCAGAACGTCCAGAAGACCTTGCTCCTAAAGAGGAAGAAAATTCTGAGGAAACTTCTGAAGAAGTAAAAGAAAGTAAGGTCCCAGAAAACGTTCCTGGTGATGAGGATGCAGATGGTCATGATTGGAAAACCAGATATGGTAACCTTCGTCGTTACATGCAAAAAGAGTTAGACCGCCGTGATGGTATAACTAAAGAAAAGAATGATGAAATTACGTCCCTAAAAGGACAGCTAGAACAAACAGCTAAGTCAACTAATGTTTCTTTACCTGAAACAGATGAAGACCTAGAACAGCTAAAAACTGAAAACCCAGGTGCATACAATTCAATCATCAAGATTGCTAAAAGTATTGCGGATGATGTGGTTGAAGATAAAATGGCTGCATTAAGAACTGACGTAGACGCGATTAATAATCGTAGTAAGAAAAACGTTGAAGATGCAGCAGAGGTGGCTCTACAAAAGAGACATCCAAAACTGGATATTGCGAATTTAGGTACTGACACGAAGTTTATGGAATGGTTTGGAACCCTTTCTAAGAAACATCAAGCAGACCTTACAGAAAACAAAGAAGATGTGGAATCGGCTTCCTTCGTTCTTAGAGCATATGAACGTGAAGTATTAGAAGCTGATCCCAAAAGTAAGAAAGATGCTCTAGTAAAAGATGTTAATAGAGAAGCATCACGCGATGTTAAAACATCTGGAGCAAAAAACCCGTCGGATGCCCAACCGGACAAAGGATACGATTTCCTAGAATCAGAAATCGAGAGAATGCCCCCTAAAGTCTTTGAGGAAAAGGCAGACGATATTGAAAAGGCTTACAGAAACGGACGAGTTCTTATGGACAAGTCTGGAGCCTCTTCCAACTAGGCAACTCGGCAATCCGACCCTTAGTTAATTTAAACTTTGTGTTGGACCTACCGACATACCTTTATTTATAACGACCTCTCTTGAGCTACCGTTAATCGTAATAAAGCCGTCAATTATAAGGTCCTATTAGCGTTACACCATTTTGGTGTGACTAATTTTATACTCTTTATAGGAGAATTATAACTATGGCTTTTCAAACAGCAGCAGCTTATGGAAACTTATCTCAGGGCAACTTTAGTCCGGTCATCTATTCTAAGAAGGCTCAACTTCAGTTCCGTAAGGTTTCGGTAGCTCAAGACGTAACTAACACTGAATACTTCGGTGAAATCTCAAGTATGGGTGATACAGTTAACATCATCCAAGAACCAACACTAACGGTTTCTGCATACTCTCGTGGTCAAGATATTAATATTCAAGACCTTGACGATGATCAAATTCAATTAGTTGTTGACCAAGCTAACGCTTATGCGTTTAAGGTTGACGACATTGAACGTAAGCACGCCCACCACAACTGGGAAAGCATGGCTTCTAGCCAAGCTGCTTACCGTCTAAGAGATGCTTTTGATACTAACATCTTCACATACATGAAGAGTAATCTAACAACAGCATTAACTATTGGTACAACCGGCTCACCTACGCCTGTTAACTACGATGGTGCTGCTGGTGACTTTTCTCCAACTCAACTATTAAACCGTCTAGGTCGTTTACTTGACGAAGGTAACGTTCCTTCCGAAGGCCGTTGGGCTGTTGTTGATCCGTTCTTCTTAGAACTGATGAGAGATGACAGCTCTAAGCTTATTAACAACGATTACTCTGAAAAGGGTGCTCTGAGCAATGGTATGGTTACAAACCGTCCAGTGCAAGGGTTTAAACTTTATGCTTCTAACAACCTCCCATCAGTTGGTACTGGGCCTTCGGCTACATCAGGAACAAACTATGGATGGCTGTTAGCTGGACATACGTGTGCGGTTGCTACTGCGGAACAAATTATGACATCAGAAAAAATTCGTGCTGAAAGCACATTTGCTGATATCATCCGTGGTCTTCACGTATTCGGTCGTGGTCTACTTCGTTCCGAGTCACTTGTGGCTTCTATTTATAACAACGCTACTTAATCGGGCATAGGAGAATAAAAATATGAGTACTATTAGTTTATATGTTGGTGGAACAACTGGTTATCCTGCGAGAGCAGGACTCCAGGGTGTTGGAGTCTTTGAGCAAGTAATTGATTTTGCTGCTGTTCTAGCAGCTAAGGGAAGCGCCCTAGCTGCTGAGGACATTGTCCAAGCGATTTCACTACCTGCTGGAGTTCAAATAATTTCAGCCGGTGCGGAAGTTCTTACTGCTGCTAATCCTTCGGCTGCTACAATTAACGTAGGGCTTGCTGGTGGAGATACCATCGTTGATGGGGCTGACGCTAAGACAGCAGGTTATTGTGCAGTCGGAACGAATGGGTTCCTTCAAACTGCTGGTAATCGTCTATCAGCAGCGGACACTATTGATGTAACCCTAGCGACACTTACAGGGACTATTTCAACAGGTAAGGTTCGTGTTTACGTTGTAATCGCAAACATTAGCTAGATTGACTTTAGCTAGTAACTATATTGGTGGGTAACCACCTATACTAGAGAGCCCCTGGGTTTTACCTCCTTTCTCCTGGGGGCTCTTTTTTAGTTCTACTTATGGGATCAACTTACTTAAATATAACCAACGCAGTTATTAGGCGTTTTTCTGATGTAGAACTAACTTCGGTTAACTTTGCAGCGGCCACTACCTATCATGCCTATGTTAAGGATGTTGTTAACGATGTCATTCGTGAGATACAACAAACTGAAAGACAATGGCCTTTCAACCATCAAACAAAAACCCAAACTCTTACAGTGGACGAGCAGGAATATCCTTGGCCTACAATAGCTGATGGTGATGATGGTGATGCAGAAGCAATTGATTGGGATACGTTCTTTTTAGTTAGAGATGATACACTTTCTATTTCTCAAAAGAAACTAGAAAATATTGATTATGATGAATATCTAGAGAGACATAAATCTAGAGCAGAAAACATGATTATTACAGGAACTAATCTTAGAGTTCCTAAACTTATTTATAGAGCCCAAAACAATAATTGGGGGGTTGATATTAAACCTGATCGTGAATATCAAGTTTCTTATGAATATTGGGGCTACCCATCAGAGCTAACAGCTTTTAATAATACTACTACAATTCCTAGTAGGTTTGATTGGATCATTAAACACGGATGTTACTCTGAGCTTTATGGTCAACGTGGTGATCCTGGTATGAAAGATCGCTATGCTAATTCATATAGAAAAGGTTTAGATAACATGGTTGAACTTCTTATTAACAAACCTAGTGAATTTAGAGATGGTAGAGTTGGGATTGCTGGTTAGTGGCTGAATGGAAAACTAAAGTTGTAGTAATGGAAGGCGGAACTCAAACTTCCCTAGAATTTATTGCACAAGAGTCACAATTACCTGGATCACTTATAGACTCTCTAAATGTTGAGTCAGGAAAATCTGGCGGCTATTCTCGTATTAAAGGTTTTGCTAAATTTGATTCTAATGAAGTTCCAGGTTCTGGAAACATCTTAGGAACTTTTGTATTTAATGGTGGTGCTATAGCCTGTAGAGGAACTGCTGTTTATTTTAGTTTAGGCTCTGGGTGGGGTTCTGCAATAAATCCTTCTACTAGAACTTCAGCAGGATACTACCAAGGTGAAAAATATACTTGGGGTGCTACAGAGAGAATTACACTAGTTGATGGGGTTAATAAACCCTTCAAGTATGATGGTTCTACAGCAACAGACTTAACAGCGGCTCCTGCGGGTGCTACGTGTGTTACGGAATTTAAAAACCATTTATTCCTTGGTGTTGGAGGTACTTTATATTTTAGTGCTCCTAATAATGACACTGATTACACTACAGGTAGCGGCGGTGGAGCAGATGTTATAGGTGATGAAATAACTGCCTTAGCATCTTGGAGAGGTAATTTATATATCTTCTGTAGAGGAAGTATTCATAGACTTTCAGGAAACAGTGCTTCTGATTTTGTATCAGAGCCCATTACAGAATTTCTTGGTTGTGAGCATGGTAACACAGTAAAAGAACTTGCAGGGGATTTATTTTTTCTAAGTGATGCTGGTGTTAGAACTATGTCAAACACTGAAACAGTTGGTGATGTTAGCTTAGAGCTTGTTACCGATATGTTACGTGCAGATGTACAAAGTTTACATGATACATTTGAAGGTGGTATTATTCATGCTGCTATTAATAGTACAAAAGGTCAATACAGATTATTTGGATATAAAGACTCTGTAGGAACCTCAAACCCTTTAGATGCTATTACTATTTGTGCCACAACAAACATGCAGGGTCAGCCCACACTTGAATGTTTTAAAATTAAAGGCATCTATGCGACCGGAGCAGACTCAGACTTTAAAGAAGGTAATGAACTTTTTCTCCATGGTTGCGGGGTGAGTGGGTACATTTATAGACAAGATTTTGGTGACTCCTTTGATGGAGGAAATATAGAAGCTTTTATTCAACTTCCTTATATGGTTTTTGATGATCCTGCTTTTAGAAAGAACATCCACAGACTTACAGTACATGCTAATGCGGACTCAGATGCTCTAGTACAATTATCTGCACAGTTATATTTAAATGATAACGATCAAACAATAGTACAACCAACATCAATTGATTTATCAGGAAATGTTCCAGGAACTGCTGCAATTTATGGATTTGCTGGAGGAACATCTGGAGGAACTTTGTATGGTGCTTTTATATATGGTCGGGGCGTTACACCAAAGTATAAAGCATATCCGTCTGGGTCTGGTGAAAACATTTCGACTAAACTTTTTAGTAATGACACACTACCAGCATGGTCAGTAAAAACACTTATATTTGAATATGAGTTGGGAGATAGAATTTAATGGGAACTGGATATGTAAGGCAGTCAGCAGCAGAAATTGTTGATGGTCAGGTAGCAAATGCTTCTGACTTTAATAATGAATTTGAAGCTATTAAAGACGCTTTTGATGGAACTTCTGGACACTCTCACGATGGCACTGTTGGTGAGGGTCCTCTTATTGATATTCTTACAGGAACATCAGGATCATTTACAGCCGCTCGTGGTGGCTTAACATCTACTACAGCAGACCCAACAGCCACAGATGACACTCCTGACTATGTTGTAGGAAACCTCTGGGTTAACACAACTACTGATGAAATCTTTATTTGTGTAGATAATACTTCTACAGCAGCTATTTGGCAAAAGCAACAGGGTAAAAGTGTTGCTAGTGCTCCTACAGTTACAAATGATATTACAGAAGGTTATACAATAGGTTACCTATGGGTTGATACATCAACTGCTATTGATACCCCTTATTTATGTTTAAGTAATGTTGATGGTGCTGCTGTATGGATTTCATTATCTACAGGAAGAGATAATAATACTACTTCAAACCCTACAGTAAACGACGATATTACTCTTAATTACTTAATTGGTTCTTTATGGACCAACACGGCTATTGGGGTTTCCTTTATATGTACAGATAATACCGATACAGCCGCTGTTTGGAAGCCTATTTCTTTTGGTAAAAATAATTCAACTGGCTCCGCTCCAGGAGTTACTAACGATATTGATGAAGGGTATCTTCCTGGTTCTGTTTGGCTAAACACTTCATCTGGTCAATTATATATATGCTCAGATAACTCTGACGGCGCTGCTGTGTGGTCCAACCAAGGGGCTGCAGGTCAAGTTAAAGTTGATGCTGCTGCTGCTGCTGGGTATCTTATTGATGTTCTTACTGTTGGTGGTGGTTCTTTAACAGATAATGGTGATACCTTAGATATTCCTTCAAGTCCATTAGGATTAACTAATGGTGGTGATAAAACAACAGCTTTTACAGCAGTTATTAATACTAAATACACTGTGGATTGTACTAGCGCAGTTGAAGTAACTTTACCAGCAGCACCAAGTAAAGGAGATATTGTTGTATTATCTAAATATAATTCAGGAAATATAACAATTAACTTAAATAGCTTAAAATATTATGGGTCAACTACAGACCCTACAACTACAGCACAGGGAATTATTATGTTACAATATACAGATACAGCAACAGGATGGATTGACCTATGAGTATTCTTTCAGGGCTTCGCGCATCCCCCCCTATCGAGATTATTGGGCGTGGCACAAAGACCATTCCGGTCCCTGATAATTGTGTCGCCTATGAAATTTATTTGTGGTCCGGGGGTGGCTCCGGTGGGGCGGCACGCGATGCGACGAACGGGCGTAAGGCGTCCGGTGGGTCGGCTGGTGGTTACGCGAATATCAAGCGCGTGATGCTTACTGGCGTAACGTCTTTAACTGCCGTTCTCGGTGCGCCGGGCGCTGCGGTTACGGTGACAACAGATACATCAACCAACGGCAACAATGCTTCAAGCAGTACGGTTACGGACGGCACCGTGACACTGACCGTTCCGGGCGGTAAAGGCGGCCTGGCCAACGTCAACACCACTGCGGTAGCTGCGGCTGATCCTGCGTCTACTCCAACCGTCAGTGACAGCGGCGACATTAACACGGCCATTGGCGGAACGTCCGGTGCGAACACGTCTGGCAACGTAACTAAGGACGTCGCAACGGGTGGTGGTGTTGCTGCTGGTCCTTGGGGCGGTGGTAAAAATTCCGGCTCTGTCATAGGTGCGTTTACAGGGGCGACAGGCGGCGCT